GCCGCCTCCCATCCCCGTTTCTCTCCCCAGGAGCCCGCGCCATGTCCGATTTCGGTGGTGTGATCAAGTTTCGCCTCAACACGGGCGTGAACCTCACGGTTCGCGGCTCGGTCACGGCCAATCCCTTCAATCTCAGCGCCGAGTCGGTCGTCAATCATGACGGCTCGATCGATCGCACCTTCACGCCGACGGGGTTCCGCGGCGCCCTGTCCTTCAAGTGCAAGGACGCGGCCGGCGAGCCGATCGACTATGCCGCGCTCTTCGCGCTCGACAAGGTCGACTTCACCTTCCTGCACGACACCGAGCGCCTCGACCGCACGTTCTCCCGGGCCTCGTTCATCGGTGATCCGCAGATCGACCTGCTGACGGGCGAGGTCTCCGGCCTCACCTTCGTCGCCGAGGGTTATCTGGAGACGCGCCGGTGAGCGGCGCCGCGCCCGCGCTGCGGCGCGAGGACCTGCCGGATGGCACGGTGCGGATCTGGTTTTCCGCGCCGATCCTCTATCACACCGAGCCGAAGGGCTTCGTCGACCTGCGCCCGCCGACCGCCGGCGAGCGCTGGGATCTCGGCGAGCCCCTGTCCTTCATCTACAACGGCGAAGGCCTCGGCACGCCCTATGTCGACCGGCCGGTGCTGAAACAGTGGATCGGCCTGCTCATGGTCGGCCACGACATCGACATGCTCGGTCGTGAGCGCGATCTCGCCCTGGCGCAGCTGATCGAGGAGGCGGTCCTCGATTTTTTCGCGAACGCGCGGAGGCGGTCGAGGCTCGCATCCGCGCCCTCGCAAGCGCCGGCATAGCGCCGCGCGAGATCGAGGCCATGACGCTTCCCCGCCTCGCCCGCTGGGCCCAGCTCTACAGGTAAACCATGGTCGTCGCCGTCCGCGCCGAAGCCGTCATTTCGGCGCAGAACCGGCTGCGCCCCGGCCTGTCCTCGGCGGCGCGCGATCTCGACCGCTTCCGCTCGCAACAGACGAAGGCGACCAACGCCTTCGGCTCGGCCTCGGCCCGGGCGCTCGGCGCCATCGGCGGCGCGCTGGCGGGCTTCAGCGCGACGCGTGCGCTCCAGGACGCGACCCGGCGCTTCGCCGAGGTCGACCGCGCCATGACGCGCACCGGCATCACGGGTGACGCCACGGCCCAGCAGACCCGCGAGGGCGCGGTCGAGCTGCGCAACCTCGCGCGCGCCACCGCCACGCTGTTCGACCCCGCGCAGAAGGGTCTGGATGCGATCACGGCCTCGGGCCGGGATTTCGGCGAGGCCATGAAGATGATGCCCTCGGTGCTGCGCACCGCCCAGGCCAGCGGCGCCGGCGTCGAGGAAATCGCCAATTCCTCGACCGCGCTGCTCGACCACATGAAGATTTCGGTCGACGGGCTGGCGGCGGCGCAGGACACGCTCGCCATGGGCGGCAAGCTCGGCAAGTTCGAGCTCAAGGACATGGCGCGCTATTTGCCTTCCATGCTGCCGGCCTTCAAGGCGCTCGGCCAGAGCGGCCAGGACGGGCTGCGCAGCCTCGTCGCGATGCTTCAGGTCATCCGCGGCGGCACGGGCACGGCCGAGGAGGCGGCCTCGTCGGCGCAGAACATCTTCTCGAAGCTGGAATCCGAGGAGACGGTCAAGAACTTCAAGAAGATGGGCGTCGATCTGCCCTCGGCGATGGCCAAGGCCCGCAAAGAGGGCAAGAACCTGCTCGAGGTCTTCGTCGAGCTGTCCAACAAGGCGCTGAAGGGCGACCTCTCCAAGGTCCCGCAGCTGTTCAAGGACATGGAGGTGCAGCGCGGCATGCGGCCGCTGCTCGCCGACTTCCAGAGATATCTCGATCTGCGCGACAAGCTGAAGGGCTCGACCGGCACGATCGACACCGACTTCCAGCGCGTCGCCAGCGACGCCAAGGCCAATCTCGACCGCTTCAGCGAGGCCACCGACCGTGCCAAGACCGCCTTCGGGGGGCTGGCCGCCGAGCTGGGCTCGACCCGGCTCGCCGTCGGGGCGGCCAACATCGACAGGCTGGCCCAGGCGATGGAGCGGGCCGCCGTCGCGGTGCGCGACAAGGGCGTGCAGGGCGCTATCGCCGACATGGCGAAGGCGGCCGGCGCCCAGATCGCCAGCGAGATGGACGATCACCGCCAGAACTGGCAGCGCATCGAGGACGAGGCCACGCTTGGCCGCGTCGCCGAGCGCAACAAGGCCGGCGGCCGTCTGAGGGAACTGACCTCGCGCGACCCGGCGACGCTGACCCGCCAGGAGGTCGCCGAGCTTCACATCCTGCGCCGCCGGGGTGCCGCCGCCCCGCCGGCGCTCAACGATACCGAGCTGGGCGCCTGGTCGCGTGACCAGATCGCCCGGCAGGGGCCCGCGCCGGAACTGCCGACCGTCCAGTCGCCGGGCTTCGCCGAGATCGTCGAATCGACGCGCGAAAGCAACCGGGCCAAGAGCCTCTCCGGCCTTGGCGGCAAGCGGCCGATGCTGCCCCCGCCGCGACCGAAGGATCTCGGCGTCACGCTCGACATCCCCGTGCAGCCGCTCGACGATGTGCAGAGCAAGGTCTCGGCGGTGGCGACGAGCTTCGATTTGATCGGCCCGGCCGCGCAGACGGCCGGCACGGCGATGTCGAGCGGCATCGGCTCGGGCGAAGCGGCGCTCGACCGCGCCATCGCCAAGGCGCAGCGTCTGCAATCGATCCTGAACGGCCTGAAGGTGCCGCCGATGGGCGGTGGTGGTGGCGGCCTGGACACCGGCAAACAGGGGCCGAACTAGGCTAATTCAACAGGGCATAACCCATTGACCTGTCACGGCTTTTGCCGGTTTTGACAGGCGAAGCCCCTTGCGCCTAGAGTGATCACGGTTCCAACCGCCCGGAGGCTCGCTCTCCGGGCGGTTTTCGTTTGCAGAGGCCCTCATGACCGACTGGACGCGCCGCCTTCTGCCGGCCTCGTTCAACGGCCTGCGCTTCTATGTCGAGAGCGCCGATGTCGAGGCCGGGCATCGCGTCACCACGACGACGATCCCCAACGGCGCCCATGTCCTGGAAAGCTTCGGCCCCCAGGCCCGCAAATTCGAGGTCTCGGCCTATCTGGCCGGGCTGACTGCGCCGGCCGCGGCGGCGGCCCTGCTTTCGGCCGCCGAAACGCGCCATGCCGGCGTGCTGGTGCTGCCCGACAGCGGCGCCGCGGCGGTGCGCCTGACCAAAGTCAAGCGCTCCTTCGAGAAGGACAAGCTGGGCTTCGTCGCGGTCGAGATCGAGGCCGTGGCCGAGCCGGTGCTCGCGGGCCTGCGCCTCTCGCCCAATGCGCTCTCCGCGCAGATCTTCGCGCTGGCGGGCCTGGTGCCGGCTGCGCTCGGCCTGTTCACGGCCGCCGCCTTCCGCCTGACGGGTCAGCCCTCCACCGTGCTCGATGCGGCGCTGACCGCCGTCGCCGGCCCACTTGGCGATCTCGTCGCCCTGCGCGACGCGCTGCGCCTGCCGCCTGCCGCCCGCGAGGCCGTGGCGCCTGCCTTCACCGCCGCGACCGTGGCGCTGGGTTCGCTCGCATCGGCGCCGGCCGCCTATGGCGCGGCGCTGGCGCAGGCCGCGATCGCGCTGGCCGATGCCGCCGATCCGGCGGCGCTGGCCGAGACGCTGTTTTCACTCGGCCCCCCGGCCGATGCTGCGCCCGCGCAGGTCAGCCAGGGCACGGCGCTCACCATCGCCGAGAACGCCGGCCACGGCGTCGCGCTGACCGCCACCGTGCGGGCGCTGGCGCTGGGCGAGGCGCTGGCCGCGCGGACCTATCGCGACCGGGCCGAGGCGGTCACAGCCCGGCTGCAGGCCGCGGCCGTCTTCGACGATGCGCTTGCCCGCATCGGCCGCCCGGGGCTCGACCTCGCCCGCGAGCTTGCGGCGATGAAGGGCACGATCGCGGAGTTGACTGCGCGCCTCGAGGCCGACATCGCCCCGCTGATCACCGTCTCGGCCGGGCGCGCCCTGCCGTCGCTGGTCTGGGCCCATGCGCTCTACGGCGATCCCGGCCGCGCCGAGGAGATGGCCCGCCGGGCGCGGGCCTTCCACCCGGCCTTCATGCCGGAGCGGTTCGAAGCCTTCGCGGCGTGATGCCGTCAGGTCGGCATGGGGGTTGAAATGTGCGCCGATCATTGGGGGCCGGATACCAGCCCGACTGGTGGAACCCACACCTTCAACACGTCATTTTCGACGGCGACTGTAAGTCTCGGGTCCTATCCCACGGGCGCGATCGTCTCCTTCGGCGGTAACGCCCCTGATTTTTCCGGGGTGGTGCCGGCAAGATCTCAGCGCCCCGGCCGCGCCAAGCGTCAGGCGGCGGCGGTCAGGGTCCGGAGTGGCCGGATCGAGACGCTTCACCCGACCAAGGGTTGGCGGCGTGGCGGCCGCTTCCTGCCAGAGATTCTCGGGTCTTCGCTTCGCTTCGCCCGAGAATGACGGGATTATGCCATGGCCTTCGAGATCGTCACCATCAAGGCCGGTGGTCTGACGCTGCGGCCCGTCACCATCTCGATCGAGATCGCGATGGACGAGGCCGCCCGCTCCTTCGAGGCCAAGGTCAAGCAGCCCGGCCTCTCGCAGGCGCAGCTGCTCGACGCGCTGGCCGGGCGTCCGGCCTGCACGATACACAGCCTCGCCTCCGACGGCGTCTCATTGGCGGCGGGCGAGGGCGGCGATCTGCTGCTGACCGGCTTCGTCGAGAAGCGCTCGCCCTCGCTGCGCTCGGCGGAAGCCGAATTGCCGATCGCCGGCCGCTCGAAGACGGGTGACGCGGTCGACAGCGCCGCCGATCATGATAGCGGCGAGTTTCGCGACAAGACCGCCAAGGACACCTTCGAGACGCTCGCCGCCAAGCAGGATGTGCAGGTCGAGAGCGATCTCGATCACCCCAAGCGCCCCCTCTTCCGCCTGCGCCCGGGCGAGCGCATCTTCACCGCCGCCGAGCGCTGGGCGCGCGCCGAGGGTTTCGCCATCGGCGACACGCCGCAGGGCAAGCTGAAATTCGCCAAAGCCGGCGAGAAGCGCCATGCCGGCAGCCTGACGGAAGGCCTGACCGTCATCGACGCCAGCGCGGTGCATGACGATTCCAAGCGCTTCGGCACGGTCAAGGTCCGCGCCCAGGCGCCCTCCGGCTACAGCCCGGACGAATTGCAGATCGAGGCCGAGGCCACCGACAATGTCGGCGGCAAGCGGCTGAAGGTGATCGTGCCGCCCGAGCAGATCCGAAAAAGCGACGCCCGCCAGCGCGCCAAATGGCACCGCGACCGCGCGGCCGGGGAGGGCACGACCTGCGAGGTCACGGTGTCCGGCTGGCGTTCCGAGAATGGCACGATCCTCTGGCCGGGCTGGTTAATTTTCACGGAAATCCCGTCGCTCGGCATCGTCCAGGACATGCTGATCAAGAAGACCGTGCTGAAGCAGGACGACAGCGAAAGCAGCGGCACGCAAGCCACGCTGTCCCTCGTCGACCCCCGCGCCTTCGGCGGCAAGAAGGGCAAGGGCTCCAAGTCGGGCAAGGCGTTGGACCTGGGCAAAAGCGGAGGCGACGATGCCGACTGAATTCTGGTCGGCCTCCGAGATCACCACCGCCCGTGTCAAGGAGATCGACGACGCCAGGGACAACCAGCGCGTCGTCGTCGAAGGCTACAAGGGCGAGCGCTTCTCCGATGTGCTGCGCGCCCAGCCGCATGGCTTCTCGTCTCGGCCGCCGGTCGATGCTGTCGGGCATTTCCTGCGCTTCGGCTCCTCCGACCGGCTGGTCTCGCTGGGTTTCGAGACGCAAAGCCGGCCCAAGGACCTGCCGGCGGGCGCAGCTGCCCTCTACAATGCCGACGGCACCATCTGGAAACTTCTGCCGACCAAGGCCGACCTCGACCATGGCGGCAAGAACCACCACGCCCGCAACCTCGGAAAATACAAGGTCGAGGCCGGCGACTGGGTCCAGCTCGACGGCGACGCGGTCTATCTCGGCAAGCCGCCCTATTTCCCGGTCATGACCTCGGCGGGCCCCTCGCAGCACGTCTTCGCCGGCATCGGGCCGGCGGCTCCCGACACGCCGACGGGCTCAGTCTGAAAAGGGCCCGCTGATGGCTTACGACATCGCGATCGGCAAGCTCGCGGCTGCCGAGCCCGCCCTGTTCTGGTCGACCTTCTGGTCTGGCGAGGAAGCGCTGGGCGACTGGCGCCTCGCCTTGCCCGGCGACCGGCAAAACCCCGGCGGGCTCGATGCCTCCGCGCAGCTCGCCTCGGCCGTCATCCTCTCGCTGTTCACCGACAAGCGCGCGCCGGAAGGCTGGCGGCCGGACGAGCCCGACCGGCGCGGCTGGTGGGGCGACAAGGTCGCGCCCGAGGGTGAGGCGCTGGAGGAGATCGGCAGCCATCTCTGGCTTCTGAAGAACGAGGTCGCCACCGAGGCGATTGCCGCGCAGGCGCAGGTCTACGCCACCGAGGCGCTGGCCTGGATGCTGCGGGACCAGGTCGCGGCCTCCGTCACGGTCGAGGCGGGGCTGATCGAGAATCCGCGCCGGGGTGTCTGGCTCGACATCCGCATCACCGGGCGCGACGGCGCGCTCGCCTATTCGCAACGCTTCGCGCGCCTCTGGCGCGATCTGTAGAAGGCTTTCCCATGCCCTGGCAGTCGCGCACGCTGGCCCAGCACGTCACCGACGCGCAGCGCGCCTTCACCGCGGCCCTGCCCGGCGCCGATGCGGCGCTCGCCCGCAACAATCTCGCGCCCGTGGCGAAGATTCTCGCCGGGTTCAACTTCGACCTCGAGCGCTTCGCCGCCTGGGCGGCCGACCAGCGCTTCGTGGCGACCTGCGACGCCGACCAGCTCGACCGCCACGGCGCCGAGATGAAGCCCGCCGTGCCGCGCAAGGAGGCCGCCGCGGCGCGGGGCCCCGTCACCGTCAATGCCACGGGCGCGATCACGCTGGCCACCGGGGCGACGCTGCTGCGCTCGGATGGCGCGGTCTTCACGGTGGATGCCGGCATTGTGCTGACCGGGTCCGGCACGGCCACGGTCCAGGTCACGGCCGCGCTCGCCGGAGCCGATGGCGCCACCGAAGCCGCGGGCGTGCTGACCGCATCCTCCGGCCTCACCGGCCCGGCGACCTTCACTGTTGCGGCCGCCGGTCTGGGTGGCGCGGCCGATCCGGAGGCCGATGGCGCCTATCGCGCCCGCCTGCTCTTCGCCAAGGCCTTCCCCGAGCATGCCGGCGCCCCGCCGGACTGGCTGCGCTACACGCTCGCCGTGCCCGGCGTGACGCGCGCCTATATCGAGCCGCTCGGGCATGGCCGCGGCACGGTCGTGGTCTATCCCTTCTTAGACCAGACGCGCCAGAACGGCATTCCACTGGAGAGCGACCGCGTCGCCGTGCGCGAGGCGCTGCGTCTTGCTGGTCCTGGTGCGGCGCTGCCGGTGGTGCGGATCGCCGAAGCTGTGCCGGTCGACATCGTGCTTTCGGGCGTGATCCCCGGCACGCCGGAGGTGCGCAGCGCCATCGCGGCCGAAATCGCCAACAGCTTCTTCGCCAACAGCCGGGTGGCCGGCGCGGCCGACCCGCACCCCTCCATGCCGTTCCTGGCGACGGCCGCCGCCTTCTCGCGCAGCTGGATCTGGCAGGCGGTGGCCAACGCGACGGGCGAGCAGAGCCATGTGGTGGTGACGCCGACCAGCGACATCACGCTCACCCAGGGGCAGACCGCCGTGCTCGGCACGCTGACCTTCGCATGAGCGCGCCCTATTGCCATTCCGACGAGGTGCTCGGCCGCCAGATCGCGGCGTATCGCCCGCGCGGCGACGCCTGGCGCCATGGTGGGCATGACGCGATCGAGGGTTCCGTCATGGGGCAGGTCTTCGCCGCCTTCGGGGCGGCGATGGGGCCGACCGAGCGGCGCCTCTGCGCGTTGATCGACGAATTCTTCTGCTCGACCGCGACCGAGACGCGCGACCTCTGGGCGCTCGATCACGGCCTGCCGGATGGCTGCGATCCGTTCGCGGATGTGTGCGAGAAGGTCAACGCCGTCGGAGACAGTATTCCCGCCTATGCGGTCGCCGTGGCCGCCGCGCGCGGCTGGTCGATCGCGATCGAGCAGGAGTTCGTGACGGTCGTCGAGGATTGCTGCCTCGGCTGCGGGCTCGTCGGCACCTTCATCATGGGCGCGTCGCAGGGCGTCGCCTGGCGCATCACCATCGATCGTGCGGCCTCGGCGGCCTATGCCGTGCCGGCGGCCGCGGGGCCCATCCTCGGCCTGATGCTGGCGGGCGACAGCTTCGACTGCGAGGTCGGTGTCGAGGGGCTGACCTGCCTGATCCGGCGGATCGCGCCAGCCCATGCCGATCTCGTCTTCATCGAAATCTAGAGGATTCCGACATGGTCAATCTCTGGGGCCCCGGCGCCTTCTTCTGCGCGCGCCCTTCGGCGACGCGGCCGAGCCTGATACCCGAGAACGGCGCCGGCGATCCCGATGACTGGCTGAAGGACTGCACCTCGGTCGAGGCCCGCGACGGCACCGAGCTGCGCGCCAGCCTCCTCAATGCGCTGCTGGCCCAGCTGCGCGGCGTCGTGCGCAATGCCGGCAGCGTGCCGGATACCAATCTCGACGATCTGCTGCTGGCGAAGGCGATGGCCTCGGGCCACGCCACTTATGCGGTGGCGACAGGCACCGCCAATGCCTGGACGGTGGCGCCGGCGCTCGCCGTGCCGGCCTATGCGGCCGGGCGTGTGCTCAACATCATCGCGCCTGCGACGAACACCTCGGCCACCGTCAACCTCAACGTCTCGACGCTGGGCAATCGCCGGATCAAGAAGGCGGGTGGCGCCGACCCGGCGGTGGGGGATCTCGTCTCCGGCAGGGTCTATGCGACGATCGACGACGGGACGAATATCCGCATCCTGGGCGACCTGCCCAGCGACATTGCCGCGCAAAAGGCTCTGGTCAACCTTCAGTCCGTCACCAACACGACGCGGACGACCACGTCCGGCTCGGGCTCCGGTGTCTTCACGACGGTTCTGTCGGGAGCGTTCAACAAGAAATCGGCGACCAGCAACCTGGTCCTGTGGCTGACCCATCCCGTCTTCATCGGCGGGACAGGCCCGTCACAACTTCGTCTGACTGTCGGCGGGGTCAACGTGTCCGGCGTGCTCGCTCCGTCAGTGGCCGCGCAGGCCAACGGGCAGACGTCTCTCAATGCGATCGTTCCGGGCATCGCCGCCGGGTCTGTGTCGTGGTCGATCGGTTATGCCCGTTCGGACGGCTCGGCCTGGACCGCGACCGCCAACCCGACATCGACGGACGTTGCCTACATGCCGGCCGCGACGACCACCACGCTGCTCTGCGGCGAGGTCGAGCCCTGATCGGGGCTCGATGCCTGCCTGAACGACGGCCGTTGAACCCGGCTGCAAAAAATGGTTCAACCACATCGGGCCTGAGAACCCGACAAGCCAGCGACCGTCGAGCCCGAGCCAAGGCGTGCGGCGGTCGCATATCTGGCCTTTTTGAGGCCGGGGTCGATCGTTATGTCCAGGGCGAAAGCCTAAAGGCGGTCGGCACGTCGCTTGCGTGTTCTCAGCCCCCGGCTGCCGGTCCGTTACCGGCGCGGCCCTGAGAAGCCGTTGCAAGCGGGTGTCCCCAATGAAAGGTTTTCTTCGCGCCGCCCTCGCGGCCGCGCTGCTGTGCATCGCCTCCCTTCCGGCCTCGGCCGTCCAGTTCGTCGCCCGGGCCGATTCCGCCACCACCGTCACCGAGCTCCCGGCGCTGTCGCTCTCGCCGCCCGCTCCTCTGCTGCCTTCGCCGCTGGTCATCCCGCCCGGGACATACAGCTATAATGGCCTGAGCTACAACCTGACGACGCCGGGGCTGCATTACATCCTGGCGGTGGGCCCTGGCTATTTCGACGGCGGTCACAAGATCGTCTGGACCGGCGATGTGCCGAACTTCATGGCCGCCGCCGCGAGGCTGATCCGCTACGGCCGCACCGACGAGGGCCTCTCGACGAGCGGTCTGACGCAGGCGATGCGCGAACGCACGGTCGCGCTGCGTTGCGGGCCGGCCTCGGCCTGGCTGATTGCTCAGGCGCAGGCCCTGGGCTTCCAGGCCCGCACGGTGCGGATGCTGACCATGCAGCCTTCGAACGGTTTCGACGACGGGCACATCGCCGTCGAGGCCAGGGTCGGTGGGCAATGGGCGCTGTTCGACGTGCCCAACGATATGGCCTTCACCGTGCCCGGTTCGGGCGCGCGGGCCTCGCTGAAAGATCTCGCCGCGCTCGGCTATGACGGTCTGGTGCCCGTGCCTCTCGCGCCTTCCGAAAGCGCGCCGACGCCCTGGTCGGGCTCCGCCTTCGCGACCGAGGTGTTCTACAATCTGCGCCTGCGCACCGGCACACCCGACTGGATGCGCCGGATCTTCCAGGCCGTCGGCATCGACCGCCGCGATTCCGACGGGGTGACGCGGACCTACTGGAAGCTGCCGCCCGGCTCGGAATCGCGCAAGGCCTGGGTCGAGAGTCTGTCCCCGCTGTTCCGGGTGATCCCGGCGGCGGAATGGGACACCGCCTTCTATCCGTGACCGCATCCTGCCCCCGCGCCTTTCCCAGCCCGCCCTCCGGCGGGCTTTTTCATGTCCGGAGCCTGTCATGCTCACCACCGATCTGCTGACCCGGCTCTCGCGCAGCCTCGGCGGGCGGCCGAGCGCGGCCGTGGTCGCCGGCATCGTCGATCACCAGCACATCCTGCTCGAGGGCGGCATCTCGACCCGCGCTCGCCTTGCCGAGTTTCTGGCGCAGGCCTGCATCGAGACCGACCACTTCAAGACGCTGCGCGAGTACTGGGGGCCGACCGCCACGCAAAAGCGCTATGAGGGCCGCGAGGACCTCGGCAACGTCGTCGCCGGCGACGGCAAGCGCTTCATGGGCCGCGGCATCTTCCAGCTGACCGGGCGCCACAACTACCGCGAATATGGCCGCCGCCTCGGCGTCGACCTGACCAAGGACCCGGCCCTGGCCGAGCGCGCGGACATCAGCGTCCGCACGGCGGTGATGTACTGGAACGACCGCAAACTGAGCCCGTTCGCCGACAAGGGCGACACCAAGGCGATCTCGCGGGCGATCAACCGCGGCAACGCCTTTTCCTCCAAGCCGGCGAACCACGAGGCCGAGCGCATCCGCGTCGCCTCTCTCGCCCGGCAGATTCTCGCGGATGCCGTGCCGGCCCCGCCTCCCGCGGCGCCTGCTGCACCTGCGCCCGCGGCGCCCCCGCCGGCCCTGGATGCCCGGGTCGAGCCCGCGCCTGACGCGCTCCGGCCCCCGTCACCCCCCGCCGCCTCGCCGCCCGCTGCTGCCCCGACCCCGCCGCAGCCCGGCTTCTGGTCGCGGCTCTGGTCGGGTTTCTTCACCGCCGCGAAAGGGCCCTGAGATGGATCTCGCCAGCACACTCGGCTCGCTCGCGGGCGAGCTGTTCAAGCAGGGTGCCAAACAGATCGGCGGCATCATTGGCGGGGCCGTCGGTGGCCCGGCCGGGGCCATCGCCGGCACGCTCGCCGGCAAGGTCGTCGAGACGCTGGCCGGCAAGCTCGGCACGGCGGCGACACCCGAGGCCGTGACCGAGGCGATCCGCCGGGAGCCGGAAGCGGCTGCCCCGGTGATCGCACAGGTCGAGGCGGCCGCGCCTGAGATGATCCGGCTCTGGGAGATCGAGGCGCAGCGCGGCAGCGAGGCCCAGGCCGCCGAGATCGAGAAGGGCTTCGGCGCCTGGCAGTTCTGGCGCGGGGCCTGGCAGGGACTGATCATCGCCGGCTGGGCGGTGATCCTGCTCGCCGGTGTCTTCGGCGGCAATGCCGGGGTGAAGCCGCTTCTGCCGCTCGCCGATGTGATCTCGGCCTGGGGCACGGTGACGCTGACCTGGCTCGCCGTCTTCAATGGCGGCCACACGCTGAAGGAGATCGCCCCGCAGCTCGGCTTCGGTCGGGGGCGCCGGTGACGATCACCTCCGAGCTCGTCACCTTCGTCATCGGCGTGATCGCCTTCGTCACGGGCGCCTGGGTGCGCGTCGAGACCATCGTCAACCGCGTCCGCTCCGACGCCATGGCCGCGGTCGCTGTGGCCACCGCCAAGGCGGAATCGGCCCAGGTTGGGCTCGCCGCGCACCAGCTGCATGTCTCCGAGACCTACGTCTCCAAGACCGGCCTGCGCGAGCAGACCGACCGCATCATGAGCGCGATCAAGGATGTCGGCGGCCAGGTCGGCCACCTCAACGAACGCATCGACCGCGTGATCGAGGGCCAGCCGCAACCGGCGCGCCGGGCGGCGAAGCCCTCGGCCTGATCTGTTTTTCCGTTTCCTGCCCCAGGCGAGGATGCCCATGGCCGTCACCTATTCCAACGCCGTCAAGGTGGCGCGCATGGCCGCCGTCGTTTCCCAGGCCGGCGCGACAGCCGTCCTTGAAATCGGCACAGCCGGGATGGCGACGATCCTCGCGACGATCCCGCTCGGGAACCCGATCGCAGGCGCCGCGACCGGCGCGGGCATCCTGACCCTGTCCGGCTTCCCCCGTTCCGACACCGCTGCCGCCGCGAGCGGGACGGCCGCCGCGGCACGCATCCGCACCGCCCCGGGCGGAGCCGACATCATCACTGGGCTGACAGTGACCCTGACGGAAGGCGGCGGCGACATCAAGCTCGATAGCCTCTCGATCACCGCGGGGCAGACCGTGACGATCACCAGCGCCGCCTTCACGCACGCCGCCTGACAGGGACCCGACAGCATGGCCATTTCGGCACTTCCCGCCCGCGCCAACACGGGCGCGGGAAATGACCAGCTCGCGGTCGAGGTCATCGACGGCAAGCTGGCCGGCGTCGTCCGCACGAGCGACGATGCGGGGACCGGCGCGGAGATTGCGACGGAGGTCACGCTCGAGGCTGCGCGCGTGCTGATGGCGGCCATTGCGGCGGCGATCAAGGCGGAGGACAGCGCGCATGTCAGCGGCGACATGGGCATTCCGTTGCTTGCGCTGCGCTCGTCGACGGATGCCGTCACCACATCGGACGATGGCGATTACACCAATCTGAAGATCGACGAGGAAGGCCGCCTCAAGGTCGCCAGCAAGCCGGCCAGCTATCCCGACATCACGGGCGACATCACGGCGGTGCAGGCGACCATCGGCACGCCTGTCGCCGGCGGCACGGTGTCGGGCGATGTGTCCCGCGCGTCGAACGTCATGGCCTTCTGCTCGGGCACGTTCTCGACCATCAACTGCACGTTCGAAGGCTCTCTGGATGCCTCGGGCGAGGCGAACTGGTTCGGCGTCCAGGCCGTCCGGTCCAATGCCAACACGATCGAGACGGCCACGGGCAACCTGAGCGCGCAGCCGGCCTATGCCTGGGAGCTGTCGGTCAACGCCCTGAAGCGGCTGCGCGTGCGCGCGACGGCCCGCACCAGCGGCACGCAGTCGTGGCGGTTCGTGCAGGGGACCTATGCGACCGAGCCGATCCCGGCAGCCCAGGTTTCGGCGACGCAGCCGGTCTCCGGCACGGTCACGGCGACGGTCGGAACCTCGATCTCGGGCGGCACGATTTCCCCGCTGACAGTCGCCGGCGGCACGATCGAAGCCTCTGCCGCGCGTAACGTGACGGCCAACGGCACCACGATCACCAACGCCTCCGGCCGCGGGGCGATGTTCTACATCAACGTTTCGGCGGTCTCCGGCACCACGCCGACGCTCGTCGCGCAGCTCCAGGTGCAGGACCCGGTGTCGCTCGGGTGGATCGATGTCGGTCCGGCCGTTACGCCGACGATCACGGGTGTCGGCCTGACCATGCTGACGGTCTGCCCCGGCATCAGCGAGGCCGCCAATTCCAGGGTCGCGCAAGGCCTTCCCCGCACCTTCCGTTTCCGATGGACGATTGGCGGCACAACGCCGTCCTTCACGTTCTCGATCGGCGCGCAGTATCTGATCTGACATGCTGACGCTCTGGCTGACAGCGGGCATCACGGCGCAGCCCGCCGCTGTCGCGATTGCGGGCGATCTTCTGGCTGCGGAAAGCGGCGCGGATGGCCTGGCGGCGGCCGGCCGGGTGTCGGTGTCCGGAAGCCTCGCTGCGGCAGAGGCTGCGGGTGACATTGCGGCCCTGCCGGGGCGGGTGATCGTCGCGGGGGTGCTCGTTTCGGTCGAGCCCGGCGGTGACGCTCTGGTCTCCGACGGGTTCCTCGTCCCGACGGTCGCCCCGGTGCCGCCGCGCCGGGTCCTGCTGTCGGCCTCGATCGTCGCAACGCTGCCGCTGCGCGCTTCGGCGCAGACCGTCGCTGCACTGGCTGCTTCGGCGCAAGACTTGGCCCCGCTCGGCGCCTCGGTGCGGCGTTCGGTGCTTGTGGCGGCCTCTGTCCGCCCCTCTGTCACGCTCGCCACCCGCTGAATACCCAGAGGAGGGGCTTTTGCCGGAAACCTATCAGAACCTGACGGTCTGGGCGGGCGACTCGCTCGACATCGTCTTCCCGGTCAAGGGGCCCGATGGCGGAAATCTGCCGCTGACCGATGCCGTCGTGACCTGGCGACTTGCCCGCACGGTCAAATCGACCGGCGCCGATGTCCTTCTCGTCAAGAGCAGCCCCTCGGCCGGACTGACCATCGCCGGCAGCCTCTGCACCTGCCGGATCGATGCCGGCGACATCGGCAACGATTGGGCCGGCGCCCTCTATCACGAAGCGCGCGTCACCTTTCCCGACGGGCGCTCCTACCTCGCCCTGTCGGGCCAGATGACAGTCCAGCTCACCCTCCCGCTGTAACGCTGACCCGGAGTCTCCCGATGTCGAAGCTCTGCCGTTTCGCGCTGGCCCTCTTCGCCGGCCTGCTGATCCTGCTCGCCACCGTGCCGCCGCTGCTGGCGCAGGAGGGCTGCCGCCCGCTGGAGGTCGTTGCTTCGGAGGCCGCCGAGGTGGCTGCGCAGGGCGCCGAGGTGCATGTCCTGACCGGGCCGGAGGCCGCCGCCGGCATGGCCTTCCTCGAGGCGAGGCTCGGCCCGTGGCCGCGGGCCGAGAAGCCAACCACGCTGATCCTCGCCATCGGCCCCCATGCCGGCCTGGTCGCCTTCGGCGAAGGCACCACCGTCTGCCTGATGCTGCCGATGCCGCGCGAGATGGCGGCACAGATCGTCAAGGCGGCGCGCGGAGAGCCGGCCTGATGGGAGCCGAGCACCTGAACAAGCCGCTGACCCGCGAAGCCGCCGAGTCTGCCGTCAAGGCCGTCGAGGCTGCCGTGGCCGGCGGCGCCATCTGGCCTCTGCCCCGGGGCGGCCGTGGCCGCTCCGCCGTCAATGCCGCCGCGCAGGCGCTCGGCGTCGCTGCGACCAGCCTGAAGAACCGCCTGCAGCGCGCCCATGCGCTCTATGGCCTTGCCCCATGCGGGCTTGCCCCCGTCGCCGAAGGGCCGAAGGGCGAGCGCAAGCCGCGGGCGAAGAAGGTTGAAGAGCCGACTCCGGCCCATCTGCGCAAGATCACCGCGCTCGAGGACGAGATGTCGCGCCTGCGCCGGCAACTGCGCCAGGAGCAGCGCGAGGACCTCGACACCGAAGCCGTCAAGATCCTGCTCGGCCGCATCGCCCGCGAGCGCATCGCCCCGCCGCGCTGGCTCGGCGAGGCCCGCGAGCGCAGCGGCAAGGGCACGCCGGAGGTGCCGGTCACGGTCTGGTCCGACTGGCATATGGGCGAGGTCGTCTCTCGCTCCGAGACGGGCGGAAAGAACGCCTTCGATCCGCAGATCGCCGAGGCGCGGGTGCGCCGCCTCGTCGAGGGCACCATCTCGCTCGCGAAAGAGCACGGCCCTGGCGACTACCCGGGCATTGTCGTGAACCTGCTCGGCGACTTCGTTTCCGGCGGCCTGCACCCCGAGTTGGCGAAGACGGATGCCGAAGAAATCATCCCGACGGTGCTGCGCTGCGTCGAGCTGCTGGCGACGGCGCTGCGGCGGATCATCGAGGCCTTCGGCCAGGTCTATGTGCCCTGCGCCTCCGGCAACCATGGCCGCGCGACGCAGAAGCCGGAATTCAAGCGCTACATCTACAAGAATTTCGATTGGCTGATCTACCAGCTGCTCGCGCGTGAATTCGACGGCGACGCCCGGATCGTCTTCGACATCCCCGACACCAACGAGGTGCATTATCGCGTTTACGGCCAGCGCTATCTGGCGATGCACGGCGACATGCTTGGCGTGAAGGGCGGCGACGGCATCATCGGTTCGCTCGGCCCGATCGCGCGCGGCGAGACCAAGGTCGGCAAGCAGGCCGCGGCGCTGGGGCTCGACTATGACGTGCTGGTGATCGGCCACTGGCACCAGATGCTCTGGCTGCCGCGGGTCATCGTCGCCGGCACGCTGAAGGGCTGGGACGAATATGCCCGCTCGGCCCTGCGCGCGCCGCCGGCGCCGCCCTGCCAGCCGCTCTGGTTCGTCCATCCCCGCCGCGGCATCACCTCGCGCTGGGAGATCGGCGTCGAGGAGCCGTCCAGCGCCGCCAGCGACGACTGGGTCAGCTTTCGGAGGGCGTCGTGAAAAGCAAGGTCAGCACTTATCTCGATGATGGCCGGGTCTTCGAATACGAGGCCGACGGGCCCGATAAGGCTCGTGAGCACAGTCATGCGATCGTCACGGGTGGTTATCGCCATGTCGACGAGGATTTGGGCGTGATGGAGCATTATCCGCCGCACCGAATCTTAAAGGTCAAGGTCGCGGGCGGCTTGACGACGAGTTACCCGGACCGGGTGCGGGGCACATGACCGCAAAAGCCCTTCGCATTTGCACAATCGGCTTCTGCGGCCCGGCCGGTGCCGGCAAGTCGACAGCGGCCGAGCATCTCATGCTCAAATGGCACTTCCAGCGGGTCCGCTTCGCCGGACCGCTGAAGGCCATGATGCTGGCGCTCGGTCTCGACCCCGCCCAGGTCGACGGCGACCGCAAGGAAGAGCCCTCGGCCCTGCTCTGCGGGCGCACGCCACGCCAGGCGATGCAGTGGCTGGGCACCGAATGGGGCCGCAACCTGATCGGGGAGGGCTTCTGGATCGCGGCCTGGCAGGCTGCGGTCGAGCGCTCTCCGCCGGGCCAGCCCTGGACGGAAGCGCCGAAGCTGATCGTCGCCGACGATGTCCGGTTCGCCAATGAGGCGAAGGCGATCCGCGATCGTGGCGGCCTCGTCATCCGGATCGAGCGCCCCGGCGCTGGCTCGGCCAGCGGCGGCGACCATGCCTCCGAGTGCATGGACTTCGTGCCCGACCGGATCATCCGCAACACCGGCGACCTCGCCGCTTTCCACAAGGCGATCGACGCTCTCGCGGCCTCGCTGCGCGACTGACCAGCCGCCCCGTGAATCCAAAGCCCCGCCCAGGCCTCCCGGCCGGGCGGGGCTTTTCGTCGTTTCGGCAGGGCGTGCGGCCTGAGAACGCCGCATGAACATCTGTCGGGACTTTGTCGGGACTTTGCGTCCCGAAACCTGCGGATCGGGTTCGTTTCGTTCCCAATTCCGGCTGCAGCGCTGTTTTGCGCGGCGGCTTAAGGCATTGATTTGATTTGGAAAAATGGTCGGAGCGAGAGGATTCGAACCTCCGACCCCTTGTCCCCCAGAGCGATGGGCCAAGGGCCGATTTCCCTTGCAAACGCTGCGGTTACGAGGGGTTGCTCGCCTTGCGTCGGGGCTTTTGTCGGGAGTTCGTGTCGCGGTCAAGAGCCTCGCGCACGTCGTCGAGCGTGACATGGGCGTAGAAGCGGGCGGTGGTGTCGATGTCGGCATGGCCGAGCAGGCGCTGCACCGCCTTCAGGTTCCCGGTCTGGCGCAGGAGGCGCGTCGCCCGGGTGTGGCGGGTGTCGTGGAAGCGCAGGTCGAGCGAGAGCTTGCCTTTGACGTGCCGGCGCCACTGGCTCTTCATGTCCTCATAGGTGACGGGGTAGCGCTTGCCCCGCTCGCGCTCGTCGCGGGTGCGTTTTGCGACGTAGCAGAAGACGTGATCGGGGTGGTGCCCGCGGCAGCCGGCGAGGATCGCCTTCATCTCGCGGGTGAGCGGGACGGTGTGGTCGCGGCTGCCCTTCTGCACGACCGTGATGGTGCCGGCTTCCCAGTCGATCTGATCCCAGCGCAGGAAGCATTCGGCCAGCCTCAGGCCGCTCGCCAGGGCGAAGCGCCAGAGATCGCGATAGCCTTCGCGCAGGCGCTCGCCGATCGCCGATTCCTGGGCGCCCGCCTTGATCTCGCGGACCAGCTCGCCGCGCTCCTCGAGGCGATGCGCCGTCCAGTCCGGCTCGCCGGGGAGGCTAAGCTTCCACTTGCGCCGGGCATGGGTAAAGAGCTTGCGCAGGAGATCGACGGTCGAGCGGTTGACGGTCGCCGGCGCGACCAGCGGCGCGGGGTTGCCGTCCTTCAGCTTGATCCGGCCTTTGACGGTGTGGCCACGACGCCATGCGACCAGCGTCGTCACGTCGGGATCCGTGATCGTGTCGAGCCGGCGGGCGCCGCCGAAATAGCCGACGAGCCGGCCGATGTCGGTGAAGGTGGTGGCGCTGTTGGCGTGGTGCTGGCCGGCCTCGTTCCAGTAGCGCTCGAAGGCGGCCTGCAGCGTCAGGGGTGCTTCGCCCCGGAAGGCTGCGGCTGCGGCGCGCTCGGCCGCGATCTCGCGCTTCGCCCGTTCGCGCTTGGCAGCCTCGATCTGCTCGGCGGCGCGCTTGGTCGTGGCGGTCGTGCTGATGCAAAATCGACGGCCACCACATTGGAAGTCGACGACGTAGTGCTCGCGGCCTTTCGGCTTGTAGACGGACATTCGGTCCTCCTCCGGCGCGCGATGAAGGCGGCGAGGTCGTCAGGATGGAACAGGCGCCGGGGCCTCTTCAAGCCCGCGCCCTTCAGGATGTAGGTCAGTTCCCCGGCCTTCACATAGGCGCGCAGCGTCTTGGCGGTGCAGTGAAGCGCCGCCATCGCCATGGCCGGGGTCAGGAGATCGTCGCGGGTCATGACGATCAGAAGGGGATGTCGTCGTCGAGGCTGGTGCCGCCGGCAGGGGCGCGGCTGGCGCCGTCGCGCGCCGCCCCATAGTCGGACGGCTTGTCGCGCTGGGTGCTGTAGCTCTGCTCGTCGCGCCTGGCGCCCTGCGGCGAGCCTTCCAGCGAGAGCCGGCCATCGAAGCGGCCGATGACGATCTCGGTCGAATAGCGGTCGTTATTGTCCCGGTCCTGCCATTTGCGCGTCTTGATCGCGCCCTCAATCCCGACCTTCGAGCCCTTGACGACGTATTGCTCGACCACGGACACGATGTTCTGGTTGAAGACGACGATGGTGTGCCACTCGGTCGCCTCCTTGCGATCTCCGGTGGCCTTGTCCTTCCAGGTCTCCGAGGTGGCGATGCGGAAGGTCGCGACCTTGTCGCCGCCCTGGGTGGTGCGGATCTCGGGATCGCTGCCGACATTGCCGACGAGGATGGCGCGGTTGATGCTCATGGTGGTCAGGCTCCCTTGATCGCGGCGAGGATCCGCTCGGCATGCGTGGCCTGGGCGAAGGCATCGTCGAGCGCGTTGTGATGCGTGCCGTGAGGCTCGAAGGGGATGTCGGGCCGCAGGGCCTTCAGCGTGCGGTAGCAGCGGTCTGCGCGAAACTCCCAGGGCGTGTCCATCATGGCCCGGTCATAGGCAGACCGTAGAGCGACATTGTCGAAGCTCGCGCCATTGCCCCAGAGCCGCGGCGCCTCACCTTGGCCCTTCACCCATTGTGAGAACCCCGCGAGGGCTTCCGTCATGGTTTGCGGATCATCGAAAAGCGCCATCCGCGCCGCCTCCGGCTGCTGCAGCCACCAGGCGACGGTGTCGCCGCTGATGCGCCCGCCGGTGATCTGCGCGCTGCGCGCATGGATCGCCATGGTGAAGGTCTGCCGGACGAAGTCTTTCGCCGGGATGCTGCCATCGTTGAAGGTGACGGCGCCGATGGCGACGATCGCCGCGTCAGGCGCCGATGACAGGGTCTCGATGTCGACCATGATGTCCATGTCTAGGCTCCCAACTGGTTGAAGAGGTCCGCCGCCTCGGCCGGGCGCTTTCTGGCGCGCAGCAGGGGCTCGGCGATGCGGTGATTGCGCTCGGCGCGGATGAGCTCGGCCGTGGCGCGGATGAAGGCCCGCTGGGCGGCCTGGCGCCCGCGCTTCCATTCGGGCTGGGCCTGGGCGAGGCGGAAGGCGAGGTCAGCCTCGCGCCGCCGCCGGCGAAGGGTGGCGAGGTCAGCCATGTGTGCGACCTCCGACTGTGACAACCTGCGCCTGGCCCTGCCGCCGCTGCCGTGCCAGGGCGAGCGCCTGCGGCCGGGCCTTGTCCATGGCGGTACGCATCAGCTTGGCCGAGCGGGCGTCGGCAAGGCCGGCCATGAACCCGGCCTCGACCGAAACGAAAGCCCCGGCCAGCGCGTTCATGATCGGTGCCCGCGCTTCCGCCATCAGCCCCGCCGCGGTGTCGTCGATCGCCTTCTGCAAGGCGGCCGTGAACAGATGAACCTGCAGCTGCTCCTCGGCCTTCCACTTGTCGAGTTCAGCCATCGACGAGCACTCCCATGATCAGGGCGTGCTGCGTCAGGTTCTCGGGCATGCGGATGCCGTAGTGCGACGGGAACCTTCCGCAGAGCGCCTTCCAGAGCCGAATGCCGGTGACCGCATAGCCACGGCGTTGCCGATAGGTGAAGGCGAGCCGGCGCATCTGGTCTTCGCGGGTTTCGCTAATCATGGCGCGCCTCCGCCCGCACATGCTCGATCGCCTTGTCGGGGTCGGCCGTGCGCCAGTCCGGCCACTGCCGGGCTTCGTTCTTCGTCTGATTGGCGACGATGGCGTTGACGATCGCCTGCGGCTCCCAGCCGGCGCGCCAGGCGCCATCGAAGGCGAGGATGATCACGTCGGCCCATTCCATGATGTCGGCCGGGTCGGCCTCGATCTCGGCGAGTTCCTTGCGGATGTGATCGACCACGCCCTTCGTGCGCGGGCCAGGGCCGAAGGTCTTCAGGCTGAAGGCGCGCTGCCGCTCCAGATGCGCGACGATGTCGAAGGGGTCGAGCGGGCGCTGGCCTTCGCGGCCCTTGTCATATTCGAGCGCGGCCACTCCGACGGCGATGCCGTTGCTTTCCGTTTTGTTGGCCAGATAGGTGCGCTGTGCAGCGCGCAGTCGATCCGCCAGATGGATCAACATCCGCTCGCCGGCGGCCTGCGCGGCCGAGCGCGTGGCGAGCTCGCATATCTGGCGGGCCTCGTCGACTGTGACCTGCCCTTCCGGCTGCATCGCCCAGCGCCCGTCAGGGCTGACGATGCGCCACTGCTTGCCGCCGGTGTTCTCGACTGTCCAGACCATAGCTTTCTCCCTCTTTCCCGCTGCGAACGTCAGTGAGCAGCGCTAAACGCGCATCGGCATCAGCACGACCAGCAGGGGCGCGCCCTCGCTGGTCTGGAGGATCGCCGGCGAGCCGGGGTCGGCGAGCTTCATCAGGATTGTGTCGCCGCCCAGCACGGTGAGCACGTCGAGCAGATAGCGGCTGTTGAAGCCGACCTCGATCGCGGCGCCGTCATAGTCCGGCGTCAGCTCCTCGGTGGCCTGGCCTTCGGGTGTGGTGACCGAGAGCGTCAGGCCCGCATCCGAGAGCGACAGCTTGACGGTGCGGGCGGCCTCGGTCGCGATCGTGGCGACACGGTCGATCGCCTGGCGGAAGGGCGCGGCGTCGATGATGGCGCGCTTGTCGTTGGCGGCGGGGATGACGCGCTGATAATCGGGAAAGGTGCCGTCGATCAGCTTCGAGGTCAGGGTGGCGGCGCCGGCGGTCAGGCGGATCTTGCTTTCGGAGACCTCGACGGTGATGTCGCCCTTGTGGCCCTTGGCCAGCGCCGCGATCTGCTGCACGGCCTTGGTCGGCACGATGATGGCCGGCATGCCGGCGGCGCCGGCCGGCAGCGGCATCTCGAGGCGCGAGAGGCGGTGCCCGTCGGTGGCCACCGCGCGCAGGCGCTCGCCGGCGTCGGTCTGCAGCGTGTGCCAGTAGATGCCGTTGAGGTAAAAGCGGGTCGCGTCGGTACAGATGGCGAATTCGGTGGCGGCGATCATCTCCGCCAGGGCGTCCGCGCCCATCTCGAAGCGGTGGCTGAACTGGCCTGCGCTGATGTCGGGGAAGTCGCTCTCCGGCAGCGTCGGGAGATGGAAGCGCGAGCGGCCGGAGCGCAGCACGGTCGCCTTCACGCCATCGCCTTCGAGCGTGAGGCTGGCGCCGGCGTCGAGCTTGCGGGCGATGTCGGCGAGCAGATGCGCCGGCAGCGTCAGCGCGCCCGCCTCGGACACCTCGGCGGCGATCGTGGCCTGGGCCTTGATGTCGAGATCCGTGGCGGTGAGCTCGACGGAAGCCTCGCCCGTGCGCAGCAGGATGTTGCCGAGGACGGGGATGGTATTCTTGCGCTCGACGATGCGGCCGAGCGCGGCCAGGGCCGGGGCGAGCGTATCGCGGGGAATGGTGAGTTTCATGGCTGCGCCTCGCGTGAATGAAAGGGGCAGGGCTGTTTAAGCCCCGCCAGTGCCGAGGGGGTCTCAGGCCTCGGGAGAGCCTTCGAAGGTCGGGAGCCCGGTCTGCGTCGCGACGGTGTCGAGGTCGTCGCGCACGCGCTCGGTGACGAACTGGTCCGGCCGGTACATCTGGAAGAACCAGACCAGGCCCGTGCCCTTCTTGCGGTAGCGCAGCCGCACGGGCAGGCTGATCTTCTCGCCCATAAAGAAGGGCGCGATCGAGAGCATGAAGATGCCCGGCACCTTCAGCGGCTGGCCGTCGCCGTCCGTGTGCTGCTCGTCGAAGGCGATCGAGGCCTCGCCGCTGGCAAGATTGACGACGTTTTTGACCGCGCTGGAGACATTGACCTGCAGCCCGCGCGACAACTGGATCAGCTGCGCCGGCGTCGCCACCTTCGTGCCGAAGTCGCGCTCGAGCCAGATCTTCTCGGCGTCGGTGGGGGCCGAGAGATCGGCGATGCGGTCCTCGAGGAAGGCGGCGAAGTCGCCCTGCTCCATCGGTTCGCCATTCATCTTGACCCAGGCGGTCCATTCCTCGGAGGCCGGGAAGGCATATTCGATCCGGTGGGCGAGGTTGTCGGCGGCGCCGCCGGTAACCTTGGCGTGATAGTCGATCACCGCCGTGAACCCCGGCGCGCGCCAGTCCGTCGCCGCGAAGACGGCGCTGTTGACCGTCTTGTGGCGGTTCGTGAGATCGATGAAGCTGGCGAGCGTCAGGGCCTTGGCCTTGCCGCGCTTGCGAGCGGGGGCGAAGCGATAGGCCTCGATCACGCTGGCAGCGCTGCCGAGCGAGCCGTTGCGCATGTCGATGACGACCGGAACCTCGCGGGGCAGGCCGGGGCCGAGATCCGGCACCGGCACATTGACGACGATGGGCCTCATGCTGCGCTTGGCGAGATCGACGATCGCGGCGATGCCCTTGTCGGAATTCGGCAGGGCGCCTTCGAGGACAAGTTCCGAGGCGAGCGCCTCGGTGGCTGCGGGGGTCTGCAGAGCCATGGGTGCGATTCCTTGCGGTGAGGGTGAGGGGTCAGGCGCTGACGGGGATGCCTCGCGGGCCGGCGAACATGTCGGTCTGCTGCGGGTGCTCGGTGGAGAGCTCGCCCTCGTCGGTGACCCAGTAGAAGGACGAGCCGCGCGGCTTCTTCGGCAGCTTCTGGGCGATCTCGGCCTCGACCGTGACGCTCGACTGCTCGACCTCGAGATGCAGCGTCAGGGTGACCGTGCCCTTGGCCTTCGACTTCGGGCGGTTGCCGCACATCTCCTTCAGCTGCTTCAGCGCGCCGGTGATGGTGGTCGAGAGTTCGGCCGCGACCTCGCCGCCCTCCAGGGCGCCGATGATGGTCTGGGCATCGCGGATGCGTTTCATGGGCGTCAGGCCTCCTGGAGGGTGTTGCGGGTGGCGGGCTTGCGGCGGGCGGCGAAGCCCGGTGTCGGGGCGCGGGGCGCCGGCTGGGGGGCGAAGGTCTCGGGCAGGTAGCGGCGCAGGCGCTCGCGGTATTCCTCGGCCGCCTTGACCCATGGCCAGACGCTGATCTTGCCGACGAGGCGCAGGGGCTGGGCGGCCTCGACCTGCGGCGCCCAGGCTTGCGGCGAGCGGGCCAGCAGATGGGCGCGCTCGGTGGCAAGCATGCGCAGGTCGTAGACCTTGACGATGGCGTGATGGGCGATGCGGGCCCGGTCATCGACGCCGGCAGCCTTGTAGATCGCGGCATCCAATTGGGCTTTGATGTCGCGAATTGCCGTGGTGATTGCGGCGCCGCCATAAGCGGAGGCGCGCGCCATCTCAACCAGTGCCACAACAATGGGCGTGGCGATGTCGCCGAGATAGGCCTCATGCGCGTCGTGCAGCAGGAAGGCGGCAGCGGCTTCCCGGTCGCGCGTGGCCTGGAAGACGGCGTCGGCGCCGATGACGCAGTGCTGCGCCACCGAATAGGGGCCGCTGCGGACATGGCCGGTGAAGCGGGCGATGCGCGCCAGCGCCTCGGGAATGTCGACCTCGAAATCCACCTGCTTCCAGTCGGGCTGGAGCAGATCGAAGGCGCGGCCGGAGGCGGTCTGGAGCCAGGTCATGACGGGAAATCCTCCGGGCAAAGACTTTCGCGCGGGTCGAGTGCTGCGCGGGCGCCTTCGGCCGTCAGCCAGAAAAGATCCATTCCGCCTGTCAGGGGATTGCCTGGCCGATGCCGCGCCATTCCCTTCGAAACGAGGTCCATCCAGAGCACCCCGTCGCCCGCCTCCTTCTCGACGACGTAGCGATTGCGATAGCTGCGGCGCCGATCGTTCGGCAGACCGAGCGCGTGACGGGCGAGGCTGCGCTGCTCGGGGGTCACGACACGCTCCCTTCGCCGGACTGCATCGCGGTGATGCGGGCGTCGCGCTCGGCCAGTCCGCGCAGGGTGGCGAGGCTTCCGTCGACCTGCTCGAAGACGCGGATCATCTGCGCCAGCTCGGCGCGCATGGTGGCCAGATGCGCCTCGCTGCGGGCCAGGGCATCGGGCCGGAGGAGCGCGCCCGAGAGTGCCGAAGCGCGCATCAGGAAGTCACCGGCGCGGTGGCAGAGCAGGGTGGCGCCGGCGATCGTCTCCGCCGGGAGCGGGTCGTTCGCGGCGACGAGGGGCCTGATAGGCGGCACGCGGCTATCAATGCGATAACCGAGCGCGGCCGCTAGCTGCTTCGTGTCGATGACACCATGACCGAGCGGGCCCATCACAGCGCCCCCGTGGCATGGCCGGCCCAGAGGGCGAGGCTGGCGACGAAGACGACGCTGGCGACGGCGGAGGCCGCGATGGCGGCGGGCGTGTCGCGGCGGATGATGGCGCCCTCGGCGCCGCGGACGTTCTTGTCGGCCTTGTAGACCGCGAAGGCGAAGGTGGCGTGCGCCTCGATCTGGTGGATCGTCCAGCCCAGCCGGCGCAGATCCTCCATGGTGACGCAGGGCGCGTCGCCGCCATCGTTCACGGCGCGGTCGATGTCCTCGACCATGCGCGCGCGGATGCAGCGGAGATCGGCCATCTTCGGCCGTTCGACGGGCCAGAGCCAGCCGTCATCGACGGCGCGGCGGGCCTCGGGATGCAAGGGGGTGTCGGGCTGCGGCTGCAAGGCGGCCTCCATCGGGTTGATGGAGGATGTTTACATCTGTATTTTTACGTCGTCAACAGATGATTTGTATTTTTACGTCTGCCATCGCCTGCGGCGCGTCGTGCCCATGAGCTGAGACCATTCCAGCAGATAGCGCTCCGGATTGGGGATGGTGCGCCCGGAGGGCTCCTCGGCCATGGCGATCACGCGCTCGGGCCTGAAGCGCCGCAGCTCGTCGCGCAACTGGCAATGCCCTTCGAAGCGCAGCACGCGCCCGTTCTCGATGTCGACATCACAGGCCGTCAGCAGGATGGCTCGCTGCGTCACGACGCCATCCGCGTCCGCATAGATCATGCTGATCAGTTGCGGCTCGGGTGCAACGGGCGCTTTCGGCAGGGCCCGGCGCGACAGTGGCTCGGGCGGCGGCATGACAGACTGGCCGAGATGGGGTTTTGGCTTGTTCCTCCGGCCATCGAACCATGCGACGAACGTCAGAAGGGCCAGCAGGCCGACGCAGAGCGCGACGGCCTCGATCATCAGCCGCTGCCCTTCGCTTCGTCGATCCGCAGCTTCAGCGCGTCCGGGCTGTGACTTTCCAGCGCCTCGCCCTTGATGATAGCGCCATAGACATCGCCCCGGCGGGTGATGCGGGTGCCGCGATAGGTTTCGACGATCTCGGCCTTGGCGGGCGCGGCGGCCTGGGGCGCCCGGTCCATGCGCTGCAGCACGCCGGCAAAGCCCAGCGCCGTGACGAAGACGAGCGTGCTCAGGCCGATGTCGACGCGGGCGGAGATCTGCTGGAACACGGTGGCGCCGGGGCCTGCGAGCGCCATCAGGTCGACCAGGCCGAAGACGGCGCTAATCGCGGCGAGCGCGGCGACGATCAGAAGCGAGACGACCATGGGCGGCCTCAGATGCCGAGGAGGTCGTTCATCGTAAGCACTTTGTGGCAGGATTCAATGTAATCGGTCTTGAATTCGATTGTGGCCTGCGGGTTGAACTGCTCGACAATCAGCCTGTCGCCGGTGCGCTTCACCAGCCGCTTGATGAAGGCCTCGCTCGGGCCGTGCTCGGAAAAGCGGGCGACGATCACCACCGTGTCGCCGATCTGGCAGGGCCTGCGGGGGTGGACGATGCGCAGCTCGCCATGCGGATGCGCCGGGTCCATGGAGTCGCCGACGACATAGATGGCGTAAGCGTCCTTGACGTGCCGGACGGCATAGGGCCGCACGACATAGTCGATCTCGCCGTCGATCTGGAAGGCGCCCTTGCCGAGCGTGCCGGCCGCCGTGCCGCGCACCGGGAGGTCGCGCTCGCCGAGCTCACCGCGGGTCGGCACGCGGGCGTCGCTGAATTGGACATTGGGCACCGGCGGCGTCGCCAGGGCGGGCGGTGGCGGCGGCGGGCCGTCCCCGTGCAGCAGCCAGTCGACCGATGTCTCGAGCACGGCGGCGAGCTTTTCCAGCGTGTCGGAGCGCGGATGGGCGCTGCGCCCGTTGAGGATGTTGCCGATCATGTCGCGGCTGCGCCCCTCGCTCGCCTTCAGGGAGGCGGCATAGGGCGTCAGGTCGAGCGTCGCAAGGCGCTGGCGGATGCGGTCTGCAAGCATGCCCGTTTTTTTACACGGCGCAGGCGAAAGCGGGTCAACGTATGTTTCCGCTTGACGACGCTGTAAGCTTACATTTAGTGTGTCGGTCATGATGTCACTCACCGCGCAACTGCTGGATGTCGCCGAGGCCTATCGCAAGGCGGAAGCCTGCGAGCTGGCCCGCGTCTCGCAGCGTGCGCTCGGCGACCATCGCCTCCTGCCGCGTCTGGCCTCCGGCGTCGCCTCGCTGACGCTTCGCCGTGCCGACCAGGCGCTGCAGTGGCTGTCCGATCACTGGCCCGACTCCGCCGCCTGGCCGGAGTCTGTGCCGCGTCCCGCTTCCTCCCTCCCTTCGGTTCCGGAGCGTCGGGCTTCCCAGCCCAACACCGACCACCCCCGTGGCTCCGAAGGGCCTTGCCCGGAGGCCGGCTTGCCGGCTTCCGGGCCCTTTATTCCCGAGGCCGTGCCATGAGCCGCCAGCGCCACCAGCGCCCGGCGAAGCCGCTCGCGCGCCTCGCCCCGCCTGTCCGTTCCGTTCTGCATCGGCCTCGTCCTCCGTGATCTGACGACTGCGACAGTCCGACACAGCCGCCTCTTTCCCAACGAAAAAACCGATGGGGGTTTTTCGTGAGCGCTTCCGCCAGCCTTGAATCTCCCCGGCCTGACGCCATGCCCGAGGGGCTGACGACGCTGCTGAAGAGCGCGGCGCGCAGCCTCGTCAATGCCTGCGCCGCGCCCGGCCAGACCGGGCCGCAGCGTGTGGAGGCGCTGACCGGCTACAGCGCCGGCCAGATCTCCAAATGGCAGAGCGAGGCCGACCCCACCCTGATGCCGGTGCATGTGGTGGCGCAGCTCGAGGCCGCGACGGGCCTGCCCATCTTCTCCCGCGCGCTGGCCAGCCTGTCCGGCCACCAGGTCGTGCCGGCCAGCCACGGGCAGGGCCCCGATTTCGACCTGATGCAGGCCGTGACCCGGCTGACCGCGCATCACTCGCGCTTCGCCGTCCAGGCCTGCGAGGCGCTGGAGGACGGCAAGCTTTCGCGGGGCGAGCTGAAGCAGCTGCTCGCCACCCTGCTCGCCAAGCAGGAGGAGACCGGGCGGATCGCCCTGCGGCTGGCTGAAACGGTGGAGGGGTGACATGCAGATTCAGACGCAGACGACGGGTCGCGCCTACCGCCCGCACAAGGGCGGGCAGAAGGCCAAGGTGCTGGCGCGGCTGAAGGCGGCCTCGCCGCAAGCGGTCTCGCGCGATGAGCTGGCGGCGCTCGTCGGCCGCGCCGCGCTGAAGCCGCTGATCTTCAAGATGAAGCGGCTTTCGCTGATCGCCTGCTCGCCGCAGGGCTACCATCTGCCGGGCATCACGCCGCCGCCGCCCGAGGGCGCGGCCGGCAAGGGCCTGCGCCTGACGCCCCTCGTCCCGCCCTCGCCGCGGCGCATGCCCGAGATGTTCCTGCCGACGCCGGACCATCTGGCCCGCCTGCTCGGCGCCATCATTCGCCGGGCGCATCGCTCCCGCGAAGCCGGCGACCGGGATGGGGCCGTGAAGCTTCTGGTGCAGGCTGCCGGTGCCGGCGGCCTCGAGCTGCGCCCGCATATCCGCGCCGATGTGCTGGCGCTGGCCGACCTCTTCGCCGCGCATGGCACGACCTATCCCGAGCTGGATCTGCGGAGGGTGGCGTGACATCCGCCCAGAAAGACGCTCTCAAATGGCTGAGCGAGCACAATGGCGACGGCCTCTTCGACAAGTGCGGCGTGGTCGTCGCCGGTGGCGAGCGGGCGCCGCTGCAGGCGCTCGACATGGAATGCCCTGCGCGACCTCGGCCTCGTCGAGTTCTACGGCCCCGCTCACAAGCCGCGCGCGCGGCTGCGGCTGACGGGAGCGGCGGCATGAAGCGTTCCTTCCGCCTCGAGCGTGTCGGCCGCTTCCGGCGCTCTGCGGCGCGCGGCATGGCGCGGGCCGGGTTCGCGCCGCTGACCGTCTCGATCCTGCTGCGCCTGCCGCTTTCCATCTGCCGTGACATCCACGCCGCACGCCATGCCCCGGCCGGGCTGTGGAGCGCGGCCGAGCGGGCGCTGTTCAAGGGGGTGGGGCGGTGACGCAAGTCTTCCTCGACGGGCGCGTGACGCTTCATGCCGGCGACAGCCGCGAGGTGCTGGCGGCCCTTGCCGATGCCTCGATCGACAGCGTCGTGACCGACCCGCCCTATGCGCTGGTCTCGATCGGCAAGCGCTTTGGCCAGGACGGGGCGGCGCCGGCCAAGGCCGGCAAGACGGGCGCCTATGCCCGCGCATCGGCCGGGTTCATGGGCCAGCAATGGGACACGGGCGAGACCGCCTTCGCGGTGGAGTTCTGGGCGCAGGTGCTGCGCGTGCTGAAGCCCGGCGGGCATGTCGTCGCCTTCTCGGGCACGCGCACCTATCACCGCATGGTCTGCGCGATCGAGGATGCGGGCTTTGAGATCCGCGACCAGTTGGGATGGCTTTATGGGAGCGGATTCCCGAAGTCGCATGACGTTTCGAAGGGGATTGATAAGGCGGCGGGCGCGGCGCGGGAGGTTGTGGGGCGCAATCCAAACCATAGGTCGGATTCCGGCGTTGACTATGCCGGTGTCTACGCTGGCGGAAACACGGGCTCTGCAAGCATCACCGCCCCCGCAACCGAAGCCGCTCGCCAATGGCAGGGATGGGGCACGGCGCTGAAGCCAGCCTGGGAGCCGATCGTGCTGGCGCGCAAGCCGCTCGAGGGCACCGTCGCGGCCAATGTGCTCGCCCATGGCACCGGGGCGGTGAATATCGACGGCTGCCGGGTGGGGACTGAGGGCGCTACCAAGCGAAGCGAGCAGGCGGCCTATCCAAAAAAAGCAGATGGCACGGAGGACCGCAGCGGAGCTTGGGCAAGAACCGGGCACGCGATATCTTCGATCAATGCCGGCCGCTGGCCCGCCAACATTGTCCATGACGGCAGCGACCAGGTTGTCGCGGCGTTTCCGACCACGGCTTCAGCCAAAGTCGGCAAGCCTCGCGGGGCTGCGGCTGGCGAGGGCTGGGGCATAACGGCTACGGGCGCTGAGTATGACGACGCCGGCGGCTCCTCCGCCCGCTTCTTTTACTCCGCCAAGGCCGACGCCGACGACCGGATCGGATCGAAGCATCCGACGGTCAAGCCGGTCGATCTGATGCAATGGCTCTGCCGGCTGGTGACGCCGCCGGGCGGCACTGTGCTCGACCCCTTTGCCGGCACGGGCACGACCGGCGAGGCGGCCTGGCGCGAAGGCTTCCGGGCCGTGCTGATCGAGCGCGAGGAGGCCTATCGCGCCGACATCGCCCGGCGGATGGATCTGGCGCTGGCGTCGCGCGCCACCCGTGCCCGCGAGAGCGCGAAGGCGAAGGAGGCCGACAAGCCGGTCGATCTCGGGCCGCTGTTTGGCGGCAGCGATACCGTCAAGGGGGGGGGCGGCAGATCTACGGCCACTTCGCCGACCAGGACGGACGATCGGGCCGATCGGGTTGAGGCGGTGACATGAGCCGCCTCTCCGAAGCCCAGATCGCAGACCTGAAAGAGCGTGTCGATCTCGCCGATCTCGCGCAAGGGCTGGGCGCGAAGCTGCGCCGCTCCGGCGGGCGCTTCGTCGGGTCATGCCCTATCTGCGGCGGCGGGGCGCGGGCGACGCGCTTCGAGATCAAGGCGCACAGCTGGGTCTGCGCGGTGTGCGAGGATGGGGGCGACGCGATCCGGCTGGTGCGCCAGGCAACCGGCTGCGACTTCGCTTCTGCGGTCGAGCGGCTCGGCGGGCCGCGTGTGCTCTCAGTCGAGGAAGAGCGCAGCCTTGCGGCGGCGCGGGCGCAGCGCGAGAAGCAGGCGCATGCTGAGAATGAACGCTACCGCAAGTCCGAGCTGGCCTCCTGCCAGCGGATGATCTTCTGCGCGCGCCGCCCCACGAATGGGGGGCTTGTTCAATACTGGTCTTCCCGCGGGCTCATTCTTCCGGCTTTGGCCGATCTGTGGGAGCGGGATGATGTGCCATTTTATCATGGCGAGGAGATCGACGAGCAGGGCCGCCGCCAGCCGGCGATGATCTGGAAGGGCCCAGCCCAACTCGCGCCGCTTCTCGACAACGGGGGGCAGTTCGTTGGCGTCCACATCACCTGGCTAAGGCCGGATTGGCTTGGAAAGGCGCAGATCATCGACCCCAAGACGGGCGAGGTGCTGCCGTCCAAGAAGATGCGCGGCAGCAAAAAGGGCGCCCGCGTCGTCCTGCGCCAACCTTCGGCCGATGTGATCTCGGCAGAGCGGCAGGCTGGTGCGCCCATCCGTCTCTTCATGGGGGAGGGGATCGAAACTGTTGGGCAGGTCGGGACCTCGCTGAAGCGCGCCGGCCGGCTGCTTCCGGGTGACCACTTCTGGGCGTCGGGGGATCTCGGCAATCTGGGCGGCGGCCACCTCGGCACGGTGCCGCATCCCTCGCTGACGACGCCCAAGGGCCGGCCGCAGCGCGTGCCCGGGCCGGACCCGGATCCGGATGTGCCGGCCATCGCGATCCCGCCCGCCGTTACGCATCTGTGCCTGCTCGGCGACGGCGACAGCGAGGCGTTTCTGACCGCGACCACGCTTGAGCGGGCGCGGCGCCGCTATGCCCGACCTGGCCTTTCGATCGGCATCGCCATGGCGGCAGCCGGAACCGACTTCAACAGCATGCGGGTGGCGTGATGCGCTATCTCTCGATCTGCTCGGGCATCGAGGCGGCGAGCGTGGCGTGGGAGCCGCTGGGATTCACGGCCGCCGGCTTCTCCGAGATCGACCCCTTCGCGTCGGCGGTTCTGGCCGAGCGCTTCGGCTCCAACCTGCCCGGCGAGCCGCTCTCGCGCAACGCACCGCCGAATTTCGGCGACTTCACCGCCATCCCGCTTAGTGCGCTCGGCCCCGTCGACCTCCTGGTCGGCGGAACGCCCTGCCAGGCCTTCAGCTTCGCCGGCAAGCGCCTCTCGCTGGCGGATGCCCGCGGCAACCTCACTCTCGCCTTCGCGGTGCTCGCCCATGAACTTGCTCGATCTCATGGCCTCCGGAACGCCCTCTGGGAAAACGTCCCCGGCGTCCTATCCACCCCCGACAACGCCTTCGGCTGTTTCCTGGGAGCGCTTGTCGGGGCAGATGCTGCCCTCGATCTCCCGCCCGGAATCGGACGGTGGCCGGACGCTGGCATGGTTGCCGGGCCACGGGCACGGGCGGCATGGCGGGTTCTCGACGCTCAATATTTCGGCCTGGCCCAACGACGCCAGCGTGTGTTCGTTGTCGTCGATTTTGGATCCGGGGCCGATCCCGCAGCGGTACTATTTGAGCCCCAAGGCCTGCAGGGGAATTCTCCGCCGCGCCGAGAAGCGGGGCAAAAGCCTGCCCCCACAGTTGCAGGCGGCGCTCGAAGCTGTGGCGGCTACAGCACCGACGACGTGCCCCTCATCGGAAGATTCGCCTATGGGGGGGGTAATCGCTCCGGACCCGTCGACGTCGCCGCCACGCTGACCGCCAAGGGGCATCGGTGCGATTTCGAGGTCGAGACCTTTGTCGCCGATGTCGCCGGCACGCTGCCTGCGGGCGCCAACAGCACCGGTGGCCATCGCCATCCCGGCATGGGGCAGGAAACCGCCGACACCATGCTGATCGCGCACACCCTGCGCGGCGAGGGCTTCGACGCCAGCGAGGACGGCACGGGGCGCGGTACGCCGATCGTGCCGGTTCGGCAGCCCTTGCCCTTCGACACGACGCAGATCACCAGCAAGGCGAACCGGAGCAACCCGAAGGCGGGCGACCCGTGCCACCCGCTGGCGGCCGGGGCGCATGCGCCGGCCGTCGCCTTCGACGCGCGCCAGTCCGACGTGCTGGTCTATGGCGACATGACCGGGCCGCTCGATACCAAGTTTCCAGGCCCCGCCATCGCCTTTTCCTGCAAGGATCACGGCGCGGATGCCGCCGACGATCTGGCGCCGACGCTGCGGGCCATGGGCCACGGCGAGAGCCATGCCAATGCCGGCGGGCAGGTGGCGGTGGCGTTCCAGCAAAGCGAAAGCGGCATGCGGCTGTCGCCCGTTCATGCGACCTTGGACGCCAATAATGGCAGCCTGCGCCATAATGGCGTGCTGCAAGGCTGGGCAGTCCGCCGCCTTACCCCGCCCGAATGCGCCCGCCTGCAGGGCTTCCCCGACCATCACGCCCGCATCGCGTGGCGCGGCAAGCCCGCCGAGCTCTGCCCCGACGGGCCGCAATACAAGACTTACGGCAACTCCATGGCCGTCAACGTGATGCGCTGGCTGGGCGAGCGCCTGGCCGCCTGCCAGCCCGCAAGGCGCCAAGCATGACCCCGATCGACAACGACATCGACAGCCGCATCGCCGACATTGTCGAGGGTGCATTCGCGGCGGGTGCCTCCAGCGCGCCCCTCACCGGCATGGGTGCCGATGACGGCCCCGCAACCCCGCAAGGGCCGGAGTTTGGGTCGGAGGACGATTCCGACGGGCCTTCCGACATGCCCGTCGGCAATGTCTCGCTCGCCGATGTCGAATGGTGCGCGGCGCTCGACCATTCCGACACCGACAATGGCAAGCGCCTGCTGCGCCATCGGGGCCGCGACCTCGCCAATATGCTCGAGGAGGGCTCCGACAAGGCCAACTGGCTGGTCTGGAGCGGCAAGGTCTGGGACCAGAGCGACGGCTCCAAGCAGGCGCTCGCCACGGCGCAGCAGATCGGCGGGCTGATCGGCCTCGAGGCCGAATATCTCAACCACACCCCGGCCGAGACGGCGGCGATCCGCAAGGCGGCGAGCGACCCGACCGAGGACAATCTGAAGGCCAAGGCGGCCGCGATCGAGGCGCTGGAGAAGCGCCAGGGCAAGCGGCGCGCCTTCGGCGTCTCCTCCAAGAACCTGGCGCGGATGAACGCCATGCTGACCTGCGCGGCGCCCTTCTGCGTCGTGAAGCCCGAGGCGTGGAATGCCGAGCAGCGGCTCGTCTATGTCGGCAACGGCTCGCTGCGCTTCCGCCGCGAGGCGGCCCCGGCCGACCCCGATGGCTGGCAGAGCGAGGAGGGGCGCTTCATCGGCCGCGTCGACTTCGAGCCGGAGGGCTGGAAGCGCGAGGACCGCGTGACGCGGCTGGTGCCTGTCGATTACGACCCCAAGGCGACCTGCCCGAAATGGCGCGCCTTCGTGGCGCGGATGCTGCCGCAGGATCTGGTGCCCGATGTCGCCTGGGCGGTGCAGAAGTTCTCAGGCCTCGGCCTCACCGGCCTGCCGATCCAGCTTCTGCTGTTCCATTACGGGCTGGGCGCCAACGGCAAATCCGTCTTCCTCGAGGTGCTCGCCCGTGTCTTCGGGGCGCTGGGCGAGGGGCTGCCGGCGGAATCCATCACCGGGCAGGCGCAAGGGGCCGCCGGCGGCGCCTCGCCCGACCTCGCCCGGCTGCCGGGCGTGCGCTTCCTGCGCATCACCGAGCTGCCGCAGGGCGAGCCGCTGCGCGAGGCCCTGGTGAAGCGCCTGACCGGCGGCGAGAAGATGGATGTGCGGACCCTGTTCAAGGGCTATTTCTCCTTCCAGCCCCAGTTCAAGGCCCACATGTCGGGCAATGGCTATCCGACCATCGCCGGATCCGACAACGGCATCTGGCGGCGCATGGCCGTGGTGCCCTGGAAAGTCACCATCCAGCCCGAGGAGCAGCGCGACTTCGAGGAGGTGGTGCGCGAGCTCTGCGACGAGGGGCCGGGCATCCTCAACTGGCTGATCGAGGGCATGTGCGCCTATGACGCCGAGGGCCTGCGCCTGCCTGCCGCCATGGTCGACGCCGCGAAGGACTATCGCGACGAGATGGACCCGATCTCGGTCTTCATCGAGAGCTGCATCCGCCAGCACCCGCCCGACACCGTCGAGCCCGTGCGGGCCCGCCACGCCTTCGACTGCTACGAGATCTGGTCTCACGAGAACGGCCGCCGGCCGAAGACCGAGACGATGTTCGGCAAGGTGATGGGCCAGCGCTTCGGCCGGGCCAAGACCGCCGCCGGCCAGGTCTATCTCGACATCGAGCTGCACTCGATCCCCGCCAGCACGCGCCGGCCCCGCAACCCCGATGAGGCGGGTTCGTGACCGTCATGACCCTGCAAAACGGCCGATTTTGTGGAGGGTTGTGCAGGGTTGTGCAGGGTTCGTTTCCAACCCTGCATCGCGATTTTCGCTTTCGCCTCAACGGCTTGGCGAGCGCGATGCAGGGTTTGCAGGGTTTGCGCGCGCCTATGCGTAACAAACGGGGTTCGGGGTGAACAAAGTTTTTCCATGCGTCTAGACCTCTCTAAACCCTCCATACCCTGCATGACTGTTCTTAAGATATTGAATTGTTTGAGGAAAAAACGATGCAGGGTTTGTTTTGAACCCTGCATGACCCTGCACAACCCTCCATCCTCCTGAAAACAAGGGGCTGACCATGGCGACGAAAGAGATCATCGACATCGAGGCGCTGCTGCACCGGGCCTATGCGCAGTATCGCGTCGACCGGGTGACGCCGCAGAACGTGCTCGGGCTGGCGCGGATGAAGCCCGCCGTCTCGCTCGTCGGCGCCATGCAGGCGGTGGCGCTGGGCACGATCGTCGACAATTCGGGCGCGGCCGCCCGGATGATCGGGCTGCAGATTATGTCCGCCGCCACGCCCGACGACATGCTCACCGTCCATGACCATGTGCTGGCGCTGGCGGAGTGGCGGATCGAGAACCCGCGCGGGCCTGAGCCGCGGGCGTGGCGGCTGTGCGAGATCGACGCGAATGGCTGGCATGTCGAGGAGACGGCCGGCGGCACGTTCCTGGTGCGCCATGCGCGCCGCGGCGCCGACGGGGCGATGCGGACGCCGCTGACGGATCCGCATTTGCTGGTCACGGTGATCGAGCATGCCCGCGCCGGGACGCGGCCCGAGGTCGACGATGTCGTGCGGGCGGGGAGGGGCAGGCCCGATGCGGCGGCGCTGGCGCAACGTGGCGATGTCATGCTGGGGCGCGCGCTTTATGCCGCGTGGCATGCGGCTCTGGGCTCGCTCGCGGCTGATCTGTCGCAGAAGGGTGTGCTCGACAGGCTTGAGGTGACCGGCCCGGTTGCCCCGGCGACGCCCTGGGATGCGGGATCGCGGGGCGCCGTGCTGGCGTCAAGCGCTGCGAAGGGCTTCGCGGAGGCTAATTCGACAGGGCATAAGCCCTTGAAGATGCGAGGCAATCGCCGGTTTTGACAGCATCGCCCCCTTGTGGCACGTTCGAAGCATCCCAATAGGGAACACCAGCCGCCCCGTCGCACCCCGCGCCGGGGCGGTTCGCGTTCGGGGAGGTTGCCATGTGACTCCCACCCCCCCATCGCGGGTCCTTCCCCGGCCACCCCCCTATGCGACGTGAATGCGGCGCGGGATTTTTCTAGCGCCGGTCCCTCAAACCTGACCGAACACACCGAACATGGCCGAGATTGACCCGAACACGGCGGATGCCGGCTGGGTGTCGGTCTCGGAGCTGGCGCGGCTGAAGGGCCTGAGCAAGGCGGCGGTGTCGGAGCGGGTTGCCCGCTTCATCAAAGGCGGCCAGCTCTCGACGAAGCCCGGCAAGGGCAAGGTCAAGCTGGTGAACCTCGCCGCCTTCGACCGCGTCGCGGGCGAGACAACCGACCTCGCCAAGGCCACCGGCCACGCGACCCGCAAAGCCCAGTCCGTCGCCGGGATTCCGGCGCCGAGCCTGCCGCCTGGCGCCGATCCGCTCGCGCCGATCTACACCGCCGAGCAGGCGCGCCACATGGCCTACAAGGCCGAGAGCGCGCGGCTCGACCTCGAGGAGCGCCAGGGCAAGATCGTCGCCATTGCGGCGGTCGAGCAGGCGGTGACCGCCGCCGCCGAGGCGCTGGCCCGGGCGATCGATCAACTGCCGACGCTCGCCGACGACCTCGCCGCCGCGGTGGCGCAGTCCGGCGCCGCCGGTGCCCGCACGCTGCTGAAGGCCAGGGCCCGCGAGACCCGCGAGCTCATGGCCCGCGAGCTGGCCGCCATCCTCGCCAACCGCCCGGCCACGGCGCCGGCCAATGCGGATCCCGCCCCGGACGACCCGCCGGAAGAGTGACCATGACGCCCCAGCCGGACGCTCTCGCGATCGTCGTGCGGGCGCTGGTGGCGGTGCTGACGCCGCCCGAGCAGATCGACCCGCCGACCTGGGCGGAGCGCAACCTGATCGTGCCGGACGGCCCTCGTAAGCTCGAGGGCTGGAGCCGGCAGCTCACGCCCTTCGTGGCCGAGCCGCTGCTGCACACCAGCGTGGATTCGCCGGTGAACGAGTTTTGCGTGATGAAGTCGGCGCAGACCGGCTTCACCACGCTGATGATCGCGGCCATCGGCCACACGATCGATGTCGAGCCTTGCGATCAGATGATCGTGCAGCCGACAGACGGCGCGCTGACGGACTTCAACTCGAAGAAGCTGCAGATCGCGATCGACCATTCGCCGGCGCTTTCCGGCAAGGTCGCCTCGCAGACGGCCCGCTCCGGCAAGGCCTCGACGACCTACGAGAAGCGCTACGGCGCGTCATCGCTGACCCTGGCGCTCGCCTCCTCGACCGCCGATCTGCGCTCGAAGTCGGTTCGCAAGGTCTGGCTTGACGAAATCGACGAATATGCCGAGGATCTCGACGGCCAGGGCTCGCCCTTCGACATGGTCGAGGCCCGGCAGGAAAGCTTTCTGCAGGACGGCTCCTGGAAGCGGGCCTATGTCTCGACCCCGACGATCAAGGGCGGCTCGCATATCGAGCGCTACTGGGAGGGGTCGGACAAGCGCAAATGGTTCGTGAAATGCCCGCATTGTCGGGATGATCACGGCGAAAACAGCGAATTCGTCTTCGAATTCGGCCCTAATTTCCGTTATGACGAGCAATGGCCGTTCCGGGCCTATTATGTGGCGCCCTGCTGCGGCTCGGTGATCGAGGATTACGAGCGCCGCGACCTGGTCCGCGCCGGCCGCTGGAAGGCGACCGAGCCGGGCCCCGGCAAGATGCCGGGCTATCATTTCAACGCGATGTCCTCGCCCTTCGTCCCCTGGGCGAAGATCGCCGAGCGCGCGGTCAAGGCCGGCAGCGATGTCGCCAAGCAGAAGACCTTCTACAACCTGACGCTGGGCCTGCCCTTCGAGATGAAGGGCGACGCGCCCGACCATGTCAGGCTCTTCGAGCGTCGCGAGGATGGGCTGCCGCGCCACCGGGTCCCCCCGGGCGGCTTGCTGCTCACCGCGGCGGCCGACGTGCAGATGCGCGGCATCTGGTACGAGATCACCGCCTGGGGGCAGGACGGGCAGAGCTGGGTCGTCGACAGCGACTATTGCGACGGCGACACCTCCGACCCGGAAAGCCCCGCCTTCGCCCTGCTCCACAAGGCGACGATCGGCCGGACCTTTCCCGACGCCTTCGGCGGCGAGCGCCGGGTCGACGCGCTCGGCGTCGATTCCGGCTACCGCTCGCATGTCGTCTATGCCTGGGTCCGCCAGAACCAGATGCTCCACCCGGACACGGGCAAGGACGTGGTGCTGGCGCTCGACGGGCGCGACGGCTGGAGCCTGCCGGCGATCGGCATGCCCAAGCTCGTCGACATCGACCTCGGTGGCCGCAAGATCCGCCAGGGCTGCAAGCTCTGGCCGGTCGGCACCTGGTCGCTGAAGGGCACGGTCTATGACGATCTGCGCAAGGACGGGCTGAAGTCCGGCGCCCTGCGCGACCCTGGCGGCTATTGCCATTTCCCGCTCTGGCTGGGGATGAACTATTTCGAGCAGCTCACGGCGGAGTATCTCGCCGACGAGAAGCATCGCGGCCGCTCCCGCAAGGTCTGGAAGGTCCGGCGCGACAACCATCTGCTCGACTGCCGGGTCTACAACCGCGCGCTGGCCGACTATCTCGGCCTGTCCTCGACCACGCCCGACGAATGGGCCGCTCTCGCCCGCCACCGCGGCCTGCCGGCCGAGGTGACGAAGCGCGATCTCTTCTC